AAATGTGGTGGTAAGACATGTCCAACCTTCAAGGAGGGTTTAAGTTGCGAATACTTCGATAAAAAACAACTTAAACATGCAACGCTTTATCGCTTTCAAATAATAAAGTGTTGGGCTGTCTCTTGACACCTTGGCTTTTTAAACTGGTAGAACAAAAAACACTTTGTCAAGAGTGTTGGATAACAGCAATATTACTAGCCTTACCTCAACCACTATTAAATTATAAAAATAAAAATAACTTTTTGTCAACAATTTATTTACTTAATGTAAAAAACATTTAATATAGAAAACTATGAAACTTAAAGAATATATTCAAAAAGTGGGAGAGCAGGAGTTAGCCGATAAAATGAACGTGTCAAAAAATACTATTATTTCTTGGCGATATGGTGCAAGACAACCTTCAGTTAAACAAGCAAAAAAACTCATTAGCATGACAGGACGTGCTTTAGATTGGGAAGATATTTATGGTCCAGTAAATTTGCAAAAAGATCCTGTCGTAGTGAGTGATGAGCTATAAAGAAGACGACAAGCCTAAAGATTTAATAAAAAAATATTGGGCTGATGGATGTCATTTAATCCCTTGTGGGTCTACCAGAGACCCCATTCCAGAGTACTTTCGTAAGAAACACCCCTTTGAAGATGATTTTGGCTTGGCTCGTAAATGGGCTAAGACCCCAAGAGTAAAGTGGTCTGAGTATATAAAAAGAAAACCAAACAAATCAGACATAACTAATTGGTATCAAAAGTTCCCTAACTGTAATTGGGCTGCCATCACAGGTATAAACTTTGTAGTCTTGGACGCTGATACTTATGACGCTTGTATGTTTGTAGAGGAGTCTGGCATAACAAAAACACCCATGAAACAAAAGACACCTAGAGGTGGGTATCACTATTTCTACTCTATATCAGATCATATTATAAAGAACACAACAGGTAGACTAGATGTAAGGGGACAAGGTGGCTATGTCATGATGCAGCCATCTAATGATTATGAGCTTGAACTAGATGAAGAGATAAGTTCTTTCAGTGATTTACCTAAACTTTCCATGCAAGATATAAATAGTATTTACGACTACAACAACAAGGGCAAGGTATCAAAAGAGAACTCAACGATACTAGCAACTGACGGAGTTGGCGAGGGACAGAGGAACGATACCCTGGCTAGATTAGTTGGCAAATGGATAAGAGAGGGTTGGGGTTTGCGTGAAGTAATTATAAAAGCTTTGGACTGGAATCAAACAAACAAACCACCTATGCAACTAGAAGAAGTTATGCAAACAGTAAACAGTATCTGTTCAGGACATGTGCGAAGAAACCCAGATGACCTTGATGCAGGTATACACAAATGGAAAACAAGTGAGTGGCAGATAAAACTAGCAGACGAACTAAAAGAAATAATGGATCAAGAAGACCCCATTGAACAACAAAAGAAAACAGAAACACAAAAAGACCCATTAGGTTTAAAACCTTTCAACAATGATTTTTGGGAAGGTATGGACGCAGGTAGAATAGAACAGTATTGGGGTGATTGTTTCATCTTCCAGGAGTCTAGGGTGTTGTTGGTTGGTAAACCTAAAATAGGAAAGTCACATTGGCTTGGGGCTTTCGCTGCCGCTGCCACAACAGGCACAGAGTTTATGGGCAAACAGTTTTCTCGTCCCTTGAAAGTGATGTGGCTACAAGCAGAAATCATACATGAGTTTCTAAAGAACAGAGTAGATATGTATTACCAACCTTTTGAACACGATGAAGAACTTTTACAACTTGGTAAATCAAACTTGATAGCATCAGGCAGATTGAGAAAAAATATCATGAGAGATGCAGACATGGATGACATAGCACAGAGTATTGACTATCACAAACCAGACTTGCTTATGATTGACCCAATAATTAATTTTTTTAGTGGGGAAGAAAACTCAAACCAAGAAGTGCATGAGATGTTATCCCGTGTTGATAAACTTATAGAAATGTTCAAAGTTGCTTGTATCATTGCACACCACACTGGGAAAGAAAGAGCAGACGATTTAACTTTTATGTCTGCAAGAGGTGGCTCTGCCTTCGCAGGTTGGATGGACTCTGGTATAAAACTTTTAGGCACAAAACCAAACATTACATTATTTTATGAAGCTCGAAATGCCAAAGAGCCAGAACAACATAACGCATACTTTGATTACCAAGAAGGTTGTTTCAAGATGGTGCAACCAAAAGAAGGTCCAGACGAAGTAGCTATAGCAAAGGTGGTAGCAAAGGCTATGGACAAACATAAGTTCTACACAAGACAAGACTTAGAGATATTAGCAAGACAGGCATTGAAAGAAGCAGATCAAGCTAGTGGTGAGAGAGCGGGTAGATATGCAGTAAGTTATGTCACAAAATATTTAGGGCATGTTGTAAAAGTTTACCAACAGCCAGGTAAGAACACATGGTATTTCTTGGCAGAGAATAAGGCCAAAAGACCTTGGGAAGATAAATGAAGATAGACAAAAAAGCCTTTAAGGAATCTGTAGCAGACACAATGTTGGGACTAGCAATAAACTTTCCTATGGTTTACATAACTCTAAGTATCTGTTTACTTTTTACCACAGACGCTTTTGTTATAACAATAGTGCAAACGATAGTCATAACTATCATTGCTATAATAAGAAGATACGCTACAAGATTATGGTTTAAACAAAGGAATGGCGATTAAGGTATTAAGTTTATTTGATGGTATGAGTTGTGGGCAGATAGCCCTAGATCAATTAGGTATAGAGGTTGACACTTACTATGCAAGTGAAATAGATAAATATGCTATCGAGATAACACAAAAAAACTTTCCCGAAACAATACAAGTTGGTGACATTACAAAACTAGATCCTAAAGATTTCGCAGACGTAGATTTAATTATGGGTGGTAGTCCGTGTCAAGGTTTTAGTTTTGCAGGCAAACAATTAGCATTTGATGACCCAAGGTCTGCATTGTTTTTTGAGTTTATTCGTATGCTCAAAGCAATCAAGCCTAAGTATTTTTTATTAGAGAATGTCAGAATGAAGAAAGAGTTTCTAGATATTATTTCACAGCAAGTATCAGAGTGTTATCCAGAGATTACTTTCGGCATACAACCTATATTAATAAATAGCTCTTTGGTATCAGCACAAAATCGACAAAGATATTATTGGACAAATATTTCAAATATAAAACAACCAGAAGAGAGAGGTATTGTATTAAGAGATATATTAGAAAATGATGTGGACAACGAATTTTATCATGGCAAGAAATCAATAGAATATATGGAAAGAAGCAATGATAAATGGCAACAAACAGGAACAAGAAGAGCAGATAGATACGAGCAAACAGCAGATAAGAAAAAGTCTTTTACCATAACAGAAAACTGGCATAAAGGAGTCCCATATAACTATTTTAAAGAAACCAAACCAAAACAAGTTGGTAAACTAATTGAACAAGTTAAGGTTAGAAAACATCAGGTAGATATACCTAAATTACAAACATGTATTTTAGATCACTATGCCAAGTGTGGTAAAGACAAAAAGAAAATAGCAAAAGAGTTAAATGATAAATACTCTACAGTAGAACATTACTTTAGAAAGTTGGGTAGTGACTTTTTTTCAATACCCTCAGAAGAACATTGGCCTCAGTTAAAAAAAATATTAGGTATTGAAACAAATAAATTTGATAAACAAATTATGGAGTTTGAATTTAGAGATGGTGTCTTTGAAACAAAACAAAGAGTTTACAGTGATGAAGGCAAGTCACCTACTCTTACTCATGGTAGTGCAGATAAACTTATACAAGTTGGCATAGCTGCCGACATAAGTGGTCACGATATTTTAAAAAGAGTTTATAGCCCAGAAGGTAAATCTCCGACATTGAATACTATGGGTGGTGGTAACAGAGAGCCGAAGGTGGCCCAAGAAAATCTGACCTGGAGAAAACTAACACCTCTTGAATGTGAAAGATTACAGACTGTGCCAGACAATTATACAGAGGGTGTTAGCAACACTCAAAGATACAAGATGCTTGGTAATGGTTGGACAGTCGAGGTTATCAAACACATATTAGGTGACATCAAATGATACTTTACAAAGAGATTGACCTTGACAAGTCTTGGCGGGAAGATTGTAAAATTAGATCTAAAGTAGATGAGTGTTGGATAAAGAGAGAGCAATATAGAAACATGTTTGAGAATGCTATAGATATGTATTTGGCGACAGGTGCAAAAACAAAACTGATACATATTCCTGAATGGATTTATGAGAGTATAAACAGGGAGATAACATAATGCCTAAAAAAACTAAGTTTGGTTTGAGCAATGCTCA